GCGATCTTCTTCAACCGTAAGCGTCGTCTCAGCACCGTCTGGCAGATCCTGAAATTCCTGAGAGAATAGTGGACACCAAATATGGTGGACGCTATCCATGAAATCATTAACCGCAGTGCGTAAAAAAGCCCTAATTATCCCGTTGAGTTCAAAATCAAAATGGTTGAACTCTCGCATCGACCAGAGATCTCCGTAGCGCAACTCGCTCGTGAGCATGGGATCAACGATAATTTGCTGTTCAAGTGGCGCCAGTACTGGCGCGAAGGAAAACTACGTCCTCCTTCAACAACAGAAAACAACGTGCCTGAGCTGCTCCCGATAACACTTGATGCCGAAGATGTTGTCCCTACAACCTCCCCCGGTCACAACCTGTAGCTGCTGCGACACCTGAATCACTCAATATCAGCTGTGAAGTGACGTTCCGGCACGGATCACTCCGTCTGAATGGTGCCATCAGCGAAAATATCCTGAACCTGCTGATACGGGAGCTCAAACGTTGATCCCATTACCATCAGGGACAAAGATCTGGCTGGTCGCTGGCATCACCGATATGAGAAACGGCTTCAACGGCCTGGCGGCAAAGGTGCAGACGACGCTGAAAGACGATCCGATGTCAGGTCACGTTTTTATCTTCCGTGGGCGTAATGGCAGTCAGGTAAAGCTCCTCTGGTCTACCGGCGATGGACTGTGTCTGCTGACCAAATGGCTGGAGCGCGGCCGCTTCGCCTGGCCGTCAGCCCGGGATGGCAAAGTGTTCCTCACACCGGCACAGCTGGCGATGCTGCTGGAAGGTATCGACTGGCGGCAGCCTAAAAGACTGCTTACGTCCCTGACTATGTTGTAAGCCTCTTTATCCTGGTCGACGCTGAATGAGCCTGGTAATATACCCGGTATGAGCAGCTCACTTCCTGACGATATCAATGCACTGAAACGTCTCCTTGCCGAACAGGAGGCGCTGAACCGTGCCCTGCTGGAAAAGCTGAACGAGCGTGAACGCGAAATAGACCATCTGCAGGCACAGCTGGATAAGCTGCGCCGGATGAACTTCGGCAGCCGCTCCGAAAAAGTCTCCCGTCGTATCGCACAGATGGAAGCTGACCTGAAGGCACTTCAGAAAGAAAGTGATACCCTTACCGGTCGGGTTGACGACCCGGCCGTGCAGCGCCCGCTGCGTCAAACCCGCACCCGCAAACCGTTCCCCGAATCACTCCCCCGCGATGAAAAACGGCTGCTGCCGGCAGCATCATGCTGCCCGGAATGTGGAGGCTCACTGAGCTATCTGGGTGAGGATGCCGCCGAACAGCTGGAGTTGATGCGCAGCGCCTTCCGGGTTATCCGGACTGTACGTGAAAAGCATGCCTGTACTCAGTGCGATGCCATCGTGCAGGCCCCCGCGCCTTCACGGCCCATCGAGCGGGGTATCGCGGGACCGGGGCTGCTGGCCCGCGTGCTGATCTCAAAGTATGCAGAGCACACCCCGCTGTACCGCCAGTCTGAAATGTACGGCCGCCAGGGCGTGGAGCTGAGTCGTTCACTGCTGTCGGGCTGGGTGATGCATGCTGCCGGCTACTGTCACCGCTGGAAGAAGCGCTTCAGGACTATGTGCTGACTGACGGTAAGCTCCATGCTGATGACACGCCTGTCCCGGTGCTGTTGCCAGGCAATAAGAAAACGAAGACCGGGCGGTTATGGACCTACGTTCGTGACGACCGTAACGCCGGGTCAACGCTGGCGCCGGCGGTGTTGTTCGCTTACAGCCCGGACAGAAAAGGCATCCATCCGCAGACCCATCTTGCGGGGTTCAGTGGTGTACTGCAGGCGGATGCATACGCCGGGTTCAACGAGCTGTACCGGGATGGCCGGATAACGGAAGCCGCCTGTTGGGCTCACGCCCGCCGTAAAATCCACGATGTGCACGTTCGCACCCCGTCAGCCCTGACGGAGGAAGCGCTGAAACGGATCGGCGAACTGTACGCCATCGAGGCAGAGATAAGGGGAATGACGGCGGAGCAGCGCCTTGCCGAACGTCAGTTGAAACGAAACCGCTGCTGAAATCCCTGGAAAGCTGGCTGCGTGAAAAGATGAAAACCCTGTCGCGACACTCAGAACTGGCGAAAGCGTTCGCATACGCCCTGAACCAGTGGCCGGCGCTGACGTACTATGCAGATGATGGCTGGGCTGAGGCGGACAATAACATCGCTGAAAATGCGTTGCGGATGGTCAGTCTGGGCCGCAAAAACTACCTGTTCTTCGGTTCGGATCATGGAGGAGAGCGGGGAGCGCTGCTGTACAGCCTGATCGGGACGTGCAAACTGAACGGAGTGGAGCCAGAAAGCTACCTCCGCTATGTCCTTGACGTCATAGCCGACTGGCCGATAAACCGGGTCGGCGAACTGCTCCCCTGGCGCGTAGCACTGCCGACTGAATAACACATCCCCGTCAATACGGTTCTTGCTGCACGCTTACGATTTTTTCAAAGGAGAAATCGGGAAAACACATCTGGCCCAGGAGCTGTGGACGCAGATTGATAACGGTCAGCTTGCGCCGGACCTGGCTGAAATCAGGACGTCCATTACGAATGTCAGCAATGAAATCACGCAGACCGTCAATAAAAAACTGGAAAATCAGAGTGCGGCAATCCAGCAGATACAGAAAGTTCAGGTTGATACAAATAATAACCTGAACAGCATGTGGGCCGTGAAACTGCAGCAGATGCAGGACGGACGCCTTTATATTGCGGGTATCGGTGCCGGTATTGAGAATACGCCAGCAGGAATGCAGAGTCAGGTGCTGCTGGCGGCAGACAGGATTGCGATGATTAATCCTGCGAATGGCAACACAAAGCCGATGTTTGTTGGTCAGGGCGATCAGATATTTATGAATGAAGTGTTCCTGAAATATCTGACGGCTCCCACCATTACCAGCGGCGGTAATCCTCCGGCATTTTCCCTGACACCGGACGGGCGGCTGACGGCGAAAAATGCCGATATCAGCGGTAACGTGAATGCGAACTCCGGGACGCTCAACAACGTCACGATTAACGAGAACTGTCGGGTTCTGGGAAAATTGTCCGCGAACCAGATTGAAGGCGATCTCGTTAAAACAGTGGGCAAAGCTTTCCCCCGGGACTCCCGTGCACCGGAGCGGTGGCCATCAGGAACCATTACCGTCAGGGTTTATGACGATCAGCCGTTTGACCGGCAGATTGTTATTCCGGCGGTGGCATTCAGCGGCGCTAAACATGAGAAAGAGCATACTGATATTTACTCCTCATGCCGTCTGATAGTGCGGAAAAACGGTGCTGAAATTTATAACCGTACCGCGCTGGATAATACGCTGATTTACAGTGGTGTTATTGATATGCCTGCCGGTCACGGTCACATGACACTGGAGTTTTCGGTGTCAGCATGGCTGGTAAATAACTGGTATCCCACAGCAAGTATCAGCGATTTGCTGGTTGTGGTGATGAAGAAAGCCACTGCAGGCATCACGATTAGCTGAATTTTATAACCCAGATACGGGCGCCAGAAATGGCGCCTTTTTTATTGCAGAAAAGCGAGAGGTAATTATGCGTAAATTATGTGCTGTTATTTTGTCCGCAGTAGTCTGGCAGGTCGCCGCTGCTACGCCAGCGAGTGCAGCAGAACATCAGTCCACGCTGAGCGCGGGGTATCTCCATGCCTCGACGAACGTTCCCGGTAGTGATGATCTGAACGGGATTAACGTGAAATACCGTTATGAGTTTATGGACGCGCTGGGGCTGATTACGTCCTTCAGTTATGCCAATGCTGAGGATGAGCAAAAAACGCGCTACAGCGATACCCGCTGGCATGAAGATTCCGTGCGTAACCGCTGGTTCAGCGTGATGGCGGGGCCGTCTGTACGCGTGAATGAATGGTTCAGCGCGTATGCGATGGCGGGTGTGGCTTACAGCCGTGTGTCGACTTTCTCCGGGGATTATCTCCGCGTAACTGACAACAAGGGGAAAACGCACGATGTGCTGACCGGAAGTGATGACGGTCGCCACAGCAACACGTCTCTGGCGTGGGGGGCTGGCGTGCAGTTTAACCCGACCGAATCCGTGACCATTGACCTTGCTTATGAAGGTTCCGGTAGTGGCGACTGGCGATCGGATGCATTTATTGTTGGTATCGGATACCGTTTCTGACAACAGACGCCGATTTATCTTCTGTAAATATTGTTATGATACGCAGGTTCATCCACCTTATGGGGTGAACTGCGTTTGAGGAAACGTAAAGTTACACTGTCCTGAAGCCCGTGGCGTCACTGCTGCGGGCTTTTTTTATTGGTGGAAAAGTATGACAGTAAAAATTTCTGGCGTGCTTAAAGATGGCACAGGAAAACCAGTACAGAACTGCACCATTGTGCTGAAGGCCAGACGAACCAGCAGCACGGTGGTGGTGAACACGGTGGCCTCTGAAAATCCGGATGAAGCCGGACGTTACAGCATGGACGTTGAGTACGGTCAGTACAGCGTCATTCTGTTGGTGGAGGGATTTCCTCCGTCACATGCCGGGACCATCACCGTGTATGAAGATTCTCAACCGGGGACGCTGAATGATTTTCTCGGTGCCATGTCGGAGGATGACGTCCGGCCGGAGGCACTGCGTCGTTTTGAACTGATGGTGGAAGAAGCGGCGCGTCACGCTGAGGAGGCGAAGAAGAATGCCGGAGAGGCGGAGACGTCAGCGAGGAATGCCGGCATATCAGCCAGTCAGGCAGAAGAGAGCGCTGCAAATGCTGACACTTCAGCAGGGGAGGCATCGGAGTCAGCCCGGCAGGCGGCAGAAAGTGCAGCCTCAGCAAAGCAGTCAGAGGAGGCGTCCTCGTCCTCGGCTTCTGCGGCCGCTCAAAAAGCCAGTGAGTCATCACAAAGTGCAGCAGAAGCTGAATTGTCAAGAAAGACGGCAGAAAGTGCAGCCGGTAATGCAGCCAGGGATGCAACGACCGCAACAGAAAAAGCCCGGGAGTCAGCAGAAAGCGCACAGTCAGCGGAACAAAGCAGGATAGCGGCGGAAGAAGCCGTAAACAGAATCCCCACCGTGGTGGGACCTCCCGGGCCAAAGGGGGAACAGGGGCCCGCGGGTCCTCAGGGGCCGAAGGGTGATAAGGGAGAGCGCGGTGACACCGGCCCTGTCGGGGCAACCGGCGAACGGGGACCGGCAGGTGATGCTGGTCCGGCAGGCCCGCAGGGGCCGAAAGGTGACAGGGGAGAGCGGGGAGAGACCGGTCTGACGGGAAATGCAGGTCCACAGGGTCCAAAGGGAGATACCGGTGCGGCAGGCCCGGCAGGCCCACAGGGACCGAAAGGAGAAACAGGTGCGGCTGGCCCGGTGGGGGCAACCGGACCTCAGGGACCGAAGGGCGACCCGGGGGAGACACAAATCCGTTTTCGTCTGGGGCCGGGAAACATTATTGAGACAAACAGCAATGGCTGGTTCCCGGATACAGATGGCGCACTCATCACCGGACTGACCTTTCTTGCCCCCAAAGATGCCACACGGGTTCAGGGTTTTTTTCAGCATTTGCAGGTCAGGTTTGGTGACGGGCCGTGGCAGGATGTTAAGGGGCTGGATGAAGTGGGCAGTGATACAGGCAGAACAGGAGAATGACATGAACATATTAAAAAAAATTATGCAGCGTCTGTGCGGTTGCGGAAAGCATGATGACCGTGAAGACGGGGAGTTACTTACAGCACAGCTGCGACTGGGACCGGCAGACATTCTGGAGTCAGATGAGAATGGCATTATCCCGGAGCAGGACAGGGTAATCACGCAGGTGGTGATACTGGATGCGGATAAAAAGCAGATACAGTGTGTGGTAAGACCGCTGCAAATCCTGCGTGCTGACGGGAGGTGGGAAAATATTGGCGGGATGAAGTAACCCGACAGCTTCACAAAACCGGAGTCCGGCTCCGGTTTTTGTTGTCATGTAAGGCAGATGTTTGTTAAAGCTATTTAAGTCTGGAGTTTAAATTAAAATAGGGAGTTTTATAATGCCGTTAAATTCGGAGATTAGATCAAGCTCATTTTTAATGGATTGAATGTCCTTCGAGCTCAAGTAGCATCTAGCGGTCGAGGGGAGTTTACATTAGGTAATGAGACTGTCAGCATTGTATTTAATGAAACCGATGGGCGTTTTCTATCCAGCGGCAGTAGTGGGGGATTGCTTACTGAGTTATTCCTTTATGGGTTTAATAACGGCCCTGAAGCTCTTCGCGATAGGATGCTCAGTATGCTTTCGGACTCAGGTGAAGCACAATCGCAAGAGAGTATTCAGGACAAAATATCTCAATGTAAGTTTCCTGTTAGTTCAGGAAATTTCCAGTGCCCGCCAGAGTCTATTCAGTGTCCAATTACACTAGAGAGACCCGAAGAAGGAGTGTTTGTCAAAAATTCAGATAGTTCGGCAGTATGCTGCTTATTTGATTTTGATGCATTTTCTCGTTTAGCTAGTGAAGGCTCATATCATCCACTGACCCGAGAACCAATAACGGCATCAATGATTATAAGTCCTGATAAATGTGTTTATGATCCTATCAAGGGAAACTTCATTATAAAAGATAGTTAAAATATTTTTCTCTGAGAGAGTATTGGCTGTCAGTAATTTGTAAAAAAACGCCGCAGACATCCAGAATATAAGAAGGTGTCTGTGGTTGGCAGGTTTCAGATGACTTGAAGGCGTCTTTATGTAAATGCATTTTTCTGTGGAGATGTTGTCGGAAAATATTGGATTAAAAACATAATCCAAGTCAAATAGTAAGTTTGTTTTTTTGAGATTGGGTGTGTATTTAGAATTTTTATGATGTGTTTATTTTGTGGGGTATTTTAGAAAAAAATATATTAATCCTTATTAATAATAGCTGCCATCCATTTCAGCTATTATTTTAAAATAAACAAGTTAAAGCTTAGACTCTTGTTTCTTGGATTATATCAAAGATATCAACATGATTTGATGGATTATGATGTGGTAAGCCATTGCTTTCGATATCGATTACCACATCCTCTGGATTTGGATGCCGCTGTCCAACAGGGATACCTTCTTCCATTGCGCGTATATCAGCACCTGTGGCATGTTCAATATCTGCTTTATTGGGGAAAATAGCTCCTTCTCTTGCGTGCCACCATATACGAGGATAGTCAGTGAATCTAGCTACTTCAAACTCGGCCTTGTTTAAATCGGCAGCCCCCAGTGTCGCACCAGCCCACCATAAAATAGTGTCTGGCTTTAATCCAGGGGTATTATACTGTATGGCATGCCCTGCTGCTTGCCCAACCATTGCACCGATATGAGGACTTAACATTGGATCTGTACTAGCAAATCTGGATACTGCAAATCCCCCTAAAGCACCAAGCGCATTTGCGGCAGCATTGGTAAGAACGGCATATTTAGTATTAGGGTTATCTAAATCCCACTTGAAATGTGCGCCAAACTCCAGCCCTAGAGTTGCCTGTAATGGAGATGCACCATATTTAAAATCTGCTTCTCCCGGTCTGATAACCCACTCCTCCGTGTAATTTGCTTTCGGCCCATCAGGAGTAAGTGGTGTTTCTCCAACAAGCTTCCATCCATTTTCAGTTTTGACTATAGGAAGTTCTACACCATGATTACGAACCACTTGAGCTGTTAATCCAAACCATGGTATTGGGTCTTTTGGCTCGGTGGTTACCGTCGAAGTAGTGGCTGATGTTCCAGTCGATGCAATAGTCGACACTGCAGTGGTTGATATATTACTGTTGCTTAATGCATTTTTTAACGGGCCAGGAAGGTCTTTAAAATTAAAACCTATTTCATCATGCAGAGGGAATATCTGTAAAAAATAATTACCTGATGTAGGATGAATATCTGGTTTTACAATGTTTAGCTGGACACCATATTTACCAGAGATGCCTGAAACGGAACTAGGTATCTCTAATGCCATTTGGGTAACATTGAATAAACCAAACATATCCAATGTTTTTTTTCCTATGGATCCTTCTTCAAGGTGAGGAGCTATATATTCGTCTAGCCCTGAGAGCAGACCTTTATCTTTTATCAAGCTCAGTAGAGCTGTTGTTTCACCGCATTCCGGTGCATGTTGCTGTATATCATCTGGAATATTAACAACAAATCCAGCTTGGCATCCTAGAGGTAATTCGGATTGCGGTATTTGTGTAGAGGGTATTTGTTCTGTTTGATGATGTTGATTGTTTTGTGAGGTGATTCCAGATTGTATGGTCGGTTGAATGTTCATAATAAATCCTTATTACATGTTTATATCCATTAATAATATCAATCCATTGATACTATTAGTGTCACATATCCGATGTGGACAGCTTTAATATATAACTGTTTGAATGCTTGATTGATGTGACTTAGATCTCAAAATTAAGTTGTTAAATTTACCAGTTTATCGCTTGAACACTTAAAATAAATTATAAATGTTTCTGTTATTGTTTTTTATAGTTTAAATTATTGTTGGTTGTATAAGCTGATTACATTTTTACTCTAAGTGTTATAAATATTTTATACTGATATTAGTCTTATTATATATTTTTTTAATGAAAATGAGCATAAAACTAAGACATATAATGCTTGGCAGCTTTATGCTCTTCTGATTGGCTGTATGTTTGATGACAAAAAATTAGCGCAAGAGGACAAAAAATCACCTTGCGCTAATGCTCTGTCTCAGGTCACTAATCACATCTAACTCATTGATTAATTGTGACTCTAAATGTAGTGTTTTGTCGCGTTTTGCAGTCTATCATTTAATCAATTGTATAAATAACATAATGATTTTTAATGTGTTTTTGTGATTTTATCCTCCTTCTGACATGGAAGTTGTTCGTTCAAAATCTTATTAAATATCAAGTTGTTAAATCTGGTAAGTCATTATTGGTCAAAATAAAATCATTATCCGATTTCAATTTTGTCCCACTCCCGCCCGCGACTGTCCCTATAATGCGCCGCCATTGAATCAGATTTATGTCCAAGAAGACGTTGTGCAAACTTGTAGCCAATCTGGTTCCGATATAGCCTCGCGGACAGACTACGTAGTTCATGAAATGTCGGTGGGTCTCCATCAAACGAGATCCCGGATGCATTTCGCGCCTTTGTTAAATACCGTGATACTGTGGCTGGAGAAAGTGGTTCGTGATAGGTTGATGCGATTATTGTTTCACTGCTGCTGGCCTCCCTGCATTTCTGTAGTGTATCAACCAGTGAGATGTCGAGTGCGTCAATGGTTAGAGCCAGCGGAATGGCAATTTTGGCTCCTGTTTTACTCTGTCCAATGTGAAGATGACCATCGTTTATGTCTGACCACTTCATTCTGCACAAATCGCCCACTCTCTGCCCTGTAACGACAGCTAAATCCATTGACAGCCTCAGCCAGATGGGGAGGTGCTCAGCAGCATGGTAAATAGCGACATACTCATTAGCTGTCAGCCTTGAGCGCCTTACTTCTGACTTTGCTGCACGGGTTGTTGTTACTGGATTCGTTGCCACATGCCCCTCGGCTATTGTCCCTCGAAAAACGTCAACAAGGGTTGACCTGATTACTCTTGCGGAAACCGCTTTACCTTCTGCGACGTAGGTGTTTAGCATTGCTGCCACCTCTTTCGTTGATATGTCAGTGAGCGGTTTGTCCGGCAATTTTCTTCGAATTGCCCTGATTTTGCTGGCGTAGTCGAGTAATGTTTTCGGCTTGCTCCCCCTCTAGCTGAGGATTGTTTCATATCGATCAAGCCACGTATGAAGAGTGATTGAGTCAGTGCCTTTAACCCTGTCCAGCAATGATTCGTGCCCACTTTCGCTGAAAAGCTCAATGTTGGTGTGAATGCTTCTGAAATTGCTACTCTTCTGTCTCTTCCCAGCCCGAACTCTTTTTTCGTCCTCGGGTCAGTGTGTAGTAAGACCGCTGCAAATCCTGCGTGCTGACGGGAAGTGGGAAAATATTGGCGAAATGAAGTAACCCGATAGCTTCACAAAAACCGGAGTCCGGCTCCGGTTTTTGTTGTCATGTATGGGGGATGTCTGTTAGGAATAATTAGATAGGTTTATTTTGAAGGTTGAAATGTATGTTATCGCCCTCTTCTATAAATTTGGGATGTTCATGGAATTCTTTAACCAGAAACCTGACTTCGCCTGATAATCGTGTTTTATCCTCTGTAAGGGATGCTGCTGTTCACTCTGATAGCGGGACGCAAGTAACGGTTGGCAACAGAACATATCGTGTTGTGGTCACTGATAATAAGTTTTGCGTTACAAGAGAAAGTCATAGTGGTTGTTTTACTAATCTGTTGCACAGGTTGGGATGGCCTAAGGGAGAGATTAGCAGAAAAATTGAGGCTATGCTGAATACATCGCCAGTGAGCACGACTATAGAAAGAGGCTCTGTTCATTCGAACAGACCTGATTTACCTCCAGTGGATTATGCGCAGCCGGAGTTACCTCCAGCGGATTATACTCAATCAGAGTTGCCGAGGGTTAGCAACAATAAATCACCCGTGCCAGGTAATGTTATTGGTAAAGGTGGTAATGCTGTCGTGTATGAAGATATGGAAGATACAACAAAAGTGTTGAAGATGTTTACTATATCTCAAAGCCATGAAGAGGTGACAAGCGAAGTTCGTTGTTTCAATCAGTATTATGGTTCCGGGAGTGCAGAGAAAATATATAATGATAATGGAAATGTTATTGGTATTAGAATGAATAAAATAAATGGGGAATCTCTTTTGGATATTCCATCATTACCAGCACAAGCTGAACAGGCTATTTACGATATGTTTGACAGACTGGAGAAAAAAGGAATTCTTTTTGTTGATACAACAGAAACAAATGTTTTATATGATCGTATGAGAAATGAATTTAATCCAATAGATATATCATCTTATAATGTTTCTGATATTTCATGGAGTGAACATCAAGTCATGCAATCTTATCACGGAGGAAAGCTGGATCTTATTAGTGTAGTATTAAGTAAGATATAATATTTTTATCCAGATATATTAGTTGCAATAATATTTATGGATTTATTTGTTAAGGGGGTTTTGATATGTTACCAACAAGTGGTTCTTCAGCAAATCTTTATTCATGGATGTATGTATCAGGAAGAGGTAACCCTTCGACTCCGGAATCAGTAAGTGAGCTTAATCATAATCACTTTCTTTCTCCTGAATTACAAGATAAACTTGATGTTATGGTCTCTATATATTCATGTGCCAGAAATAATAATGAGCTTGAGGAAATTTTTCAAGAGCTAAGTGCTTTTGTAAGTGGGCTGATGGATAAGAGAAATAGTGTATTTGAGGTGAGAAATGAAAATACTGATGAGGTTGTCGGAGCGCTGAGGGCGGGAATGACGATAGAGGACAGGGATAGTTATATCAGGGATCTTTTTTTCTGCATTCATTGAAAGTAAAAATTGAGGAAAGTAGACAAGGCAAAGAAGATTCGAAATGTAAAGTTTATAATCTGCTATGTCCGCATCACTCTTCAGAGCTATATGGTGATCTACGAGCAATGAAATGCCTCGTGGAAGGATGCAGTGATGATTTTAATCCTTTTGATATTATTAGGGTACCAGATCTTACTTACAACAAAGGATCTTTACAATGTGGATGATTAGAGGCCTGTGAGCCTGTTTAGGATTCTGTGTAAATGCCTTTTCTTAAAAGTGACCGTCAAGACGGTCACCAAACTCGATAATAAAGCGGCTCATTGCCATTCGCCAGTCCCTTAACGGCATTGTCCATTTCTGTGACGCGGCCTGGATTGCCAGCCACACCACTTTTTTTACTGACTCGTCCGTCGGGAACACCTTGCGTTTCCTGATGGCATGCCGGATCACACTGTTCAGCGACTCGATGGCGTTCGTTGTGTAGATCACTTTGCGGATATCTGCCGGATAAGCGAAAAACGTCGCCAAGTTAGTCCAGTTTGACAGCTAGCACCGGCTTATCTGCGGATAGCGGCAGTCCCAGGCCGCAGCAAACGCTTCCAGTGCCTGCTGGCCTGCCTCTTCTGTGGGAGGCTAATCGCTTTCAGGTCGCGAGTGACGGCTTTGTATTCCTTCCATGACACGAAGCGCATGCTGTTGCGCACCATATGCACGATGCATAACTGGATGCGGGCCTCCGGGAATTCTTTCAGGCCATACACACAGGCGATGAGGATATCGTTCAGACCGCGGTTTTTCAGTTCAGTCAGCACATTGAACCAGAAATTCGCCCCTTCATTTTCGGCCAGCCGCATCCCCAGGAGCTCTTTCTGACCTGCGATATTGATGCCCAGTGCTAGGAACATTTTTATGATAAAAAATTAGTGCAAGAAGACAAAGAATCGCCTTGCGCTAATGCTCTGAAACAGGTCACTAATATCATCTAAATAGTTGACTCATAGTGACAGCATGTGTTGTGTCTTGCAGTATTATATAGCCTATTATTTAGATTGAAGCCATCATAATCTATTGATGTTAATGGTTTTTTATTGTTTGTTGTTCGGCTTTTTATACTAATTTGAGCGAAACAAAAAGATAAAAAGTTGTTTTTCGTGTCTTTAAGTGATACCAGATGGTATTGCGCTAAATGTACCAATGGGTATACCAAGAGCACTAAAAACAAAGGGGCAACCACTTTGTAACCCCTTGATTATTTGCAGAAGCGCAGAAAATCGAACTCTGGAACCCTTTCGGGGCATCCTTTTTCAAGAATGAAGAAAAAAATAACTAAAAAATCAAGTTGTTAGGAAGTTATTCATGGCTAGTGTACCAACTCTTTTCTGGGCTAATAGCTATGATTTGTTTGTATTATTTGTCTCTGTCTCTATTATTTTTGACATCCATGCGACTTCTGATATTGATAATCTCAGTTGTGGAGTTCTGTCTGCGCTTCCGGGAGGACGCATATCAAAACTACAGGATCTTCTGTTAAACACTGTAAAGCCATCTACATTGCATGTTGTTGAGTCTAAGATACAATTTTTAGTAGATGATTTATCTGCTATAGGCCTAGATATTTCAGGTTGATGCCAAGTGTGTCCTGAAAAAATACTTTTTATTGAAAATGGCATTTTTATCCTCACATTATGTCTTTCTCTTATAGTGCAATTTAATGTATTTAGAAACATTAAACTATGAATCTAAAAAGGCTACGCAGAGTACTGTTACACTTTAACAAATCATATTTACCACTCTGGAAATGGGATGGCTGGTTCATAAAATAATGAGTCTTTTTCAACGGTTGTTACATTGGTGTACTGATGATTATGCCTTGTCGCTAAGAGCTACCATAACCGTACAGCGTGATTCATCCATGGCGAATAAATCGACTGATAAATCCCCCTGAGTTTCAGCTCTTGCTGTTGGACCTTGCCCGTTTCGCTATGGAACGCGTACCAGCTAGAGAATATTATTCGTTCTCCTCCAATGTTACGCAAGTTTTGTAAACGGTAACCAATCGTGATTAGTCCTGCATGTAACGGACATCAAGCTGTCTGGTTGATTTTTATTGCCAGCAGTTCGAGAGAGCAGACAACTGCGTCCGATGGAAAAATGGGCACGACAGGGTATTCAGGCAACCTCGCTGAGGAGGCTTATGGTACAGATTGTAATGTGAAGTATAAAACGTTAAAAATTCCATTTTAGAAACTAAATAGCTGTAATATAAGTTCGATCTAATCTACTATTTTGACAGACAGATTGTATCAAGAATTAGGGAGTATGAAATAGATGGCAATAACTAGTAAAATTAATTTTGCAACATTTAAATCGAACCATACAGTCAAATTCTAGTGCATATATTTTGTGTGGCTAATATGCAAAAATATTGTTCTATTAGATTAAAATGGCATTCATCTTTGCTGACAATCATTTCCGGAACAAAGGGTTCACGGCTGAGAGGGTGTGGAGCGTTGCGTCGGATAAGTTCAGTGAGTGCATTGTGGTCATATAATGAACATATTTCTGAGTTTTTTGCATTTCTGACAAAAACACCAGTTTCAGGAATGCATAATGTTATCGGGCAATTCAGGTGTTGTTCATGACAGGAAAAGTCTTGATGACTAACAGTAAATGCATGAGAGTTAATTTTGTTTTGTATTGCACTACTGACGTTTTGGCGCGTACATGGGGTTGCACGGCTCTGTTCCATATATAAACGGAATGCCTGCAAAAAAGTATGGCCTCTGTTAAGCTGTATCTCCAGATTTTCTGCGAGAAGGCGATGCCCTCTTGCACTAAGGCGATCCAACAGTCCGCCGGAAACCGGTTCCACGCTAAAACTGTCCATAAATGAAATATGATGAAGTCTCATAGTGCGGCCTCTCACAACAAGCTGTTCACTCTGACTAACTCTTCCGACATGACGTAAAGCCTCCAGTTCACTTTCAGACAATACTCTTTCACTCGAAAAGTTTAATATGACAGGCATATTTTCTCCCTCTTTAGTCTATGTTATTGAACCATATTGGTGACAGGAGTCAAGATACTAAATATGTGATAGGATTCAAACAAAAAATTAAATTTTGAACGAATGCTATTTACACATGTATTTTTTTAATTAAAATGATTATATACAATTTTTGTAAGCAAATTTTAATGAAAAGGATTTGTTATGCCAGTAAATGCGACAGGTGTGTCCTTCAGCTCTTTTGGTATCAGTTATCATAAAGATAATTCTTTCCGGGGCACCATCCGTGGGAAGAATGATGAGGTCGTGAAGTGTTCAATGGGAGAGCGCTCTATCCGCTTTAATGTTAACAAATTTAGCGGCTGTATACTGGAGACGGTAAGCAGGCAGAGTACTAAAGATATTCATGGATGGGTAAGTGATGAACGGACAGTATATCCGTCAAGGGTTATCAACCAAGAGATTGATAATTGCTGCCTTCAAAAAAATGCAAAAATTTCTTCTGAAGAGAGGAAAATGGTCTTTTCTCTTGTAAGTAAGGAGTTTGAACTAACTCTTGATGTTAAAGCGGCACAAAGTTCTATTAATCATATAATAATAGGAAATGCTTCTTTTGGCAAAAAAATGGATGCTCTTTGCGATGGTATGAGCCGAGCTGTAAAAAACAGTACAACAGATTACATAGCAAACGTGCTTGCAGACAAGTTTTATCAGAAACATATCGCCCCGGGTGTTGATATTGTAAAACTACGAAATGAAATCCCAGGTTATATGAGTCGTGTTATACAGGGGTAAGGTTGGAGGAGGCTATGCGCCAGTATCATTGGTTTTCATCCTGTAAAAAGATATGAGTAAAATATACAACAGGCGTTACACTATATGTATGTATCCAAATAACTCATAGTTCACCTGTACAGTTATAAATCGTAAAGAAAATTGCAGCGCGTCGTACGCAGAAACGTGCTGTGATTGACTATTTATAGCTTTGTCACAACGACAAGATTCAGTAGTGTTTACACGGGCGGGAGAAATGACGGAATAACTAAATAGCTGCGCCTAATATCGCACATTTTTGCCAGCCCATGTTTGCCTTCGGGGAATGGACTGACGGATTCCATAAAATGGCGAACTTTTTCAATAGTTGCCACATTGAGCGGCACTGATGATTACGCGTTATTGTGGCGTGAAGTATCTGCCATAGCTATTCAAAATGATTCACCCATGGAGATTAAACCGGCTGATAAATGACTCTGCACTTCGGTTTATCCTTCAGCCAGCGCTGGGTTTCCCGGCCTTTGTGGATAATGTAGTTGTCCTCGAGCAGCGTGATGGTTTTCGTCCGACAGTATGTAGCTTTAAGCCGCTTCAGCAGTCTGATGAACAGCGCCGAACTTTTGCTGTTGGCGCCCACACAGCTGACTTAACCTGTCCCGCTGTGCAGCGCTACGTCCAGAGAATATTTTTCATTTTGTTCCGGCGTGACCCCTCGTTTTTGCTTCCCGAGCAGTTTCCAGTCCGCACCGATTTTGGGATTAAGATGGATAAATACTTCATCTTCATAAAAGACCGGATGCTCTGTGCTGCATTCGTCCAGTGCGTTATGGATTGTTGCCATCTTTTTATCTTTAGGCGGGGCACGGATACGTAGAGTTGGCGCAGCCCTTCGCCACACAAGCCCCACAGACGACAACCAGCGGCGAATGGTTCCAGCATGTAACAGGCAGCCGGTTATCTCATTGATTTTTATTGTCAGCAGTTCTGTACTCCAGCGTGAATAATTGTAGCCAAAGTCGCGAGTGAATATTTTACCTGTTCACGTAATAGTGTGTAGATATGCGCAAACGGCCAGCGGCGGGCTCGCTCGGCAGGTAATGATTTCAGTCCCTCAACACCCGACTGTGTGAACTAGTTAATCCAGCGCCCAACAGAGGAACGGGCGCAGCATAGTGTGCGGGCAACGTCGCTGACACGGTCGCCCCGGTGCAGCATCAGCATGGCTGTCAGCCTTTTATGGATGGCTTTCTGTATTAGGCGTCGTTCGTCACGGGAAATTGGTGGTATGATCGACATTGCTCAGTCCGGTTGGTGATTTGTATTGATTTGGCGATTGATCAGATCGCACAATCGGGTTGAGTTCCCTCTAAATGATCTACTATTCTGCGCAGCTATTTAGTGAGTATATATTTTATGCTTATAAATTAGATTAAAATAATCCTACAATTATTCTGATGGAGTATTGCTGTGGAGGATGGCTTTTTGTTAATTATCGAAAAGTAAGATATATGCTTTAGGGATAAAATTATGCCATTTTCATTTAATTTGTCTTCTGGAAATTACTTGTCAACACAAGATGTTGAAGTTTTACAACGTGCGACCAGAGATCATCAAATGGAAAGACTCACAATAGGATAAAGATCGTTTTCTGTTCGCTATCAGAGTGCTATGGACGCTTTTATTGTAGATCCTGTTCAAGGGGAACTATATTCGGGTTTAAGCCATACAGAACTAGCCGATATCATTAGATTGGCTGATTCTGTTGAAAATCAATTGAATGGAGGCAATTCATTTCTTGATGTATTCAGTACATATATGGGGCAGGTTATTTCTGAATTTATGCATAGTAATGATAACAGAATTGAATTGTTACAGCGGCGATTACATTCATGTTCATTTTTAGTTAATATTGAAGAAATGTCTTACATAGATGAAGCATTACAGTGCCCGATTACGCTGGCAATTCCTCAACGAGGTGTTTTTTTAAGAAATGCTGAAGGTTCCAGAGTATGTAGTTTATATGATGAAATGGCTCTTTCTCGTATAATTAATGATGGGATGCATCACCCACTAAGCAGAGAGCCAATAACATTATCAATGCTTGTGGCCAGAGAGCAGTGTGAGTTTGATTGCAGTATCGGTCACTTTACGGTGAGGAGTGATTGTTATTCAGTGTAGACTCGGTACACGATTTTGTGTGAAGAGACTCTTATTAAAAGTTAGCATCAAAGCGGTCATCAAACTTGATAATAAAGTGACTCATTGCTATTCGCTGGTCCTTAAGGGATATTGCCCATTTTGTATCGTGAACTGAATAGCAAGTAGCCACCGTCCTGATTTCAACGCATTATCAGGCGCTTCTGAAGCGGCATACCTGCATGACAGGATGAGTGCAAAGGGGCGCTGTTACGATAATGCTAGGGCGGAAAGTTTCTTCCACTCACTAAAAGTCGAATGCATTTACGGCTAATATTTTATGAGTCGGGAAATAATGCAGACGGCTGTGTTTAATTAGATCTAGTGTGATTACAATCGGTGGTGCCGACACAGTACTTGTGGCTGTCTCAGCACGGAACTGTTTTGAAAAACAGAACCTTGATTAGGGCTGTGTCCACATTACGTAGGTAGGATCACCCCACAGGCACCACATGTCATGCATGGATTAGGATTGAATGATAAATCGTAAAGAAAACTGCAACACCTCGCGTGTAGCACCTGGTTAGCGAACTTTCGAAAGTACGAGTATTGTATGATTTCCAGCAGTTATCAATTTTACGTATTAATCAGTGAATCAACAACTCGTCAGCAGACTCTCTTTGCTGTTGAATTTTTTGGAACGTGTATAGGGCAGAAATTTTTGTTTTGGGACATGGTTGGGACGCCGTAGTACATACGAACTCTGCCGAATAACGTATGATATTATTTTTTAATCTCTTGGAATACATTATAGAAACAGAATGCTCTTGGGCGATTTTTAGTGATTGTTTAAATAGCCCTGTCATGCAGTTAATGTGACGGCAACTACCATTAAAACAACTGATATTTAAAGATATTATTTCAGAGTCTGGCTCTATGGGGCATGTATGGGACACTCTCCGTCAACTGCTTATTGAGTAGTTCTATTTGCCCGATATTGTTATCTTTCATCCATGCTCCGTAAACGTTGAATACCATTTGTGCATTTGCATGGCCCATTTGGTTTGCTATGAAGCTTGGATTCGCTCCTGCCGATAATGCCCAACAGGCATAAGTATGCCTGGACTGATAGGCTTTTCTGTGCCGCAGTCCTGCTCGCCTTAATGCAGATGCCCAGGAATCTCTGATGGAATCTGCTTTATAGTGGTGACCGACTTGCTGGCATTTTTTCACCAGTTGCGGATTAAAAACAAACGTGCATTCATGGCGTGCAGTGCGACCGAACTCCCGAAGCTTGACGTCAATTTGATACTGAGGGCCAAGTCTTGTCATTTCAGCCTGGCTTTTCAGGGCATCAACAGCTGGTTGAACAAGATGAATAACACGATCAGTTCCCGCTTCTGTTTTTGGTAGAGTGAACTCCCCGAGTTTTGTATAATTACGACGGATAGTCATTGTTTTAGCTTTTAAATCAATATCCTCCCAAGCGAGAGATATTAGCTCACCGTGACGAATGCCTGTGTATACTGCTAAGGACCACAGGTTTTTCGTTTGTTGATGGTGACAGGCATCAATAAAACGAATAAATTCGTCTCGTGTGAGCGGATCTGGTTCTGTTCTGGATCTCTTTAATGGTGTCAGGCCGTTAAATGGGTTTGACACGATATAGCCGTTATCAGCCGCAAATTGAAACATTCCTGCAATTGTCGTCATGTAGTAATTAACCGTAACTACTGACCTCCCTTTAATCGGCGTTGTTTTTCCGTTAGAGAGATTATGATACCCGGTTAACAAATCTTTCCTGATAAACAGTAAATCTTCCTTTGTTACCGACGAAGCAAGACGTTTTTCCCCTATGCGAGGAAGCATGTTTCTCACCACGGATTGATACCGACTGAATGCATTACTTCCTATCTCAATTTTCTTAAGGTCCAACCATTTTTCCGAAAGTGCCTTAACGGTTATCTCTCTTTTTCCCAGACCAAAGTGTTTCAGGTTAGGGGAATTAGGGAACTGCGCGGCGTAGTCGAAACTCCCCATTCTGATTGCAAAACAAACGGAAGTGCGAAGTTCACCTGCGATCTTCCGGTTTTTGGCGGTGTCAGGAACACCGAGGTTTTCTCTGACACGTTTGCCATTATAGTGAAACCATATACGGAGTGATCCTCCATGGTTTTCAACGCCTGTCGGGTATGATGCGTTACTCATTAAACCTCCCAGACGTCCAGGAGCATTAACAGGTTAACCGGAACTTGCATTTTTGGCACCTGGTTGTTTCTGGTTTTCGATCCATCGCATAATTTCTTCGATGTTGTACAGGCATTCACTGTAGTGCCCAGGATCACCTTCTACAGCGTAATGGCGGTATTCTTTTCCCTGCATCCATGACTTTCTTCTAGCCCGCTCGATGGTGCCGGGCTTTAGCCCTGTTGATGCAATAAGGACTCTCTCCGTACACCATTTGCTGGGGGTTATCTGATAGATGATTGTCTGCATGCCAACCTCATAAAACTTTCATCCACGGCAGTGGCACCACACGTCAAACATTCGTTTCACAACTTCACGGCAGTAGAAGCCGTCGACATCACGGGTCAGGTCGTAGCGATTGCCGAATGTCTTGCGAACCCAGAACTCAAAAGCCGTATGCATGTATCACCTCCGTTGCATTGCGCGTAATTTTTTCAGGTGCATTTCCTGCTCAGTGCCCGCCAGAATTTTGCGGTACTCCTGGTGATCGATTCGTTCAAACAGTTCATTAAAATCGTTTATTTTTACCGACTGTGTTCGCCCATCCATTCTTCTGTACAACACAGTGTTGTTTATGCAGCGAATAATTTTTATCGGGTAGCCAGCACTATCGGTATACAGTTGCCCCTGATTAATCAAAGCGAACATTTTTTCTCCTGCTCCCTGAGTTGTGAGAACTTCAGAGTCGTATGTTTGTAGCGGGTTCAATACTGATGATTTCTGCCGAGATAAGCATCCCGGCAAGCCAGAGTTCTCCGTTCAGGTTTTCATCCTTGCATTCCATGCCGCCGATATTAATGGTGGCTATGATATCGCGCTCATCCTCGACTTCTTCATAAGGCAGCGTTGCGTACAGGCTTTCAATGGCGCAACTGATAACATCCAGTCCGGTCAGATTGCCGCCGACAGAAACTTCGAATGTTTCGCGGTATTCCCATAGCCCGAAAGTTAATAGAACAGTTTGTTTTGCCATGCGTCCGTACAACGTCAGATTCGGGTCATAGTTCATAACTTCAGATGAGGAACATTGTGTCTCGATGCTATTCATTTTGTTACTCCTGATTTTTTTCGGATTGCCTTTTTCAATTTTTTACCGTTATTCACGTTACAGTAAATTTCGGCAAGTTCGCGTGATAACATTATTTCTCCGTTATGTTTATCTATAGCAATGTGATCGGGATTATCACGAATAAACTTCTTTATCATTGGCATTGCCATAAACTCTTCTGGCGTATAGATGAGTGTATGGCGGCGAACGTGTTTTATCACAGGTGTTTTATGTTTTGATTCAACCTGAAATACATTAATTTTATTCTGATTTGACATGTTTAATGTTCCAATGGTGTTTCTGGCATACCATGAGTATTCAGATCGTGAATCATTTCATCCAGAAGAAGTTCAAGCCCTTCTCGTCCCATAGCAGAGACAATGAAGCCATTATCAGGATCTGCGATGAGCATTTTTTGATAGAGAAACAGAACTCGCCCCATGCCTTCAGCTTCGCCATATTTTTCAATGAATCTCCATTCGACATGGTTTTGCAGGGCAATGCGAAGTGGCCCTGGGTAGATACTCAGGCAACCATGTTTACCCTTGTAAATAACTGCGCGATCTGTAGTTCCATTATCGTTAGGGATATCAATGGTGCCGTTCTTGCCTTCTTCTTCATTTATAAACGTCGTCACATACAGCCATCGCCATTGAGCAATCTTCATATCGACTGAAAATCGTCCCAGTAATCCGGCATCATCGGCTTCAGCAATACATTGCATAATTCTTAGACCGTGAGAATTTGGATAATCGTATTCACCATCATTAAGCCGCTGTACGGCCTCAACATAATCAATGGTTGTATTGCCAATTTTTATGCCATGTGGCGTAACTTCTGGTCGGAACTCTGAATGATTCATAATGTTTGCTCCTTTGCTGGTGGAATAATCGTGTAACCCGCTCTTTTTGCCATCCACAGAAATGTATCCATGCAGCCAACGAATTCATTATCCAACAGATGTTTTGAGTAAATTACTTTCCCATTTTCAATGGTTAGCAACACTCTTACTTTTTCGTGTATTACCCCCCCCTGCTCAGGCTCATTCTGCATTTTATTTCGTGCTGATGTCTCCATTATTTTATCTCCCATAAGCCTTGCGCAAATACAGGTTGGCTATATGAAGATAAGAATCTCCATGTTGTGCAATGAGGCAGGCAGTTTTATACGATGCCTTATGTTTCAGGAAGGTCATAACATAATCTCCTGCGAATAAAGGTTGCAACAATCCCCGGCGATAAAACCGTAATAAACATTCAGGGAATATTTATTGTTATTGCGCTAATTCTTTTTCGGCAGCAGCTTTTGCATATTCACATGCAAAATTCAGAATTTCGCTGCCAAGTACTTTTGTTTCGTGATTACTGGACATACGTAATACCTGTGTTGCATGCAATAAATGATAAACATTTACCGCAAATGAATCAGGCTCCAGAACAAATGCCTTCGTAATTATCTTGCTGTGAGGTTGTTTCTGTCATTGCTCCTGAAGTGCATGCGAGCCTGTTTTTGACAATTCTCTTTCCTCTAATCACTATATCGGCAACATCTATTGCCTTTACAACCTCCGGGAGAAGTTCCTGGTTTGTATAACCAAAGTTATCAACATGGAGAACAGTTATGTTTTCGAACTTTTTCATGGCTTCCTCAGCTGACATGTATGTTCTGTTATATAGTGAGTCTCAGAAGTGTTTTCATATTGAGACTGTTTCCGCAATGGTTGAGAGAAATGTCCGTATGTATCTTGATGGCAGAAGTGGCGATTATGTCACTCTGGCTTTCGGCTCCTCAGTTGAAGAACTTCGTGAAATTCGCTCTCAGCTTGTAGAAAAGCGCGGCGATGTTATTGCCCCATGGTATCTTATGAAGCCCGGGCAATAGGCCCACCAGTTAACAGCCACATCGGATCGCAACCAAGCGCATTAGCCAGTGGAATGATCTGGCTTGCGGGGACTTCGCAGATACCGCACTCCCAGTCGTTTATGGGGTCGTTGTAGGTGTGAATCATGCGTGCCAGGTCTGCTTCTGTCAGTCCAACTTTTTTACGTGCGGCTTCTATACGTGTGCCAATGCTTTCCTCCTGGATGTCTGGCTGATTTACGGTAACAGCAGCAGCGCTATTTTTTTCACTCAGCAGAGAAAGAGGATCGCATCCCAGGACATTTGCCATGGGGATTAGCATGCTGATGGTTGGTTCGTATTCTCCACTCTCCCATTGCAGGATAATCTCTTCGTCAAGATCGAGCAGTCTGGCCAGTTCGGTGGTCGTCAAACCGCAGGCTTCACGTTGGGTGCTAAGGTTAACCATGTATTCAGGCTGTTTTTCAGGAGCAATATCTTGTCTTGAATAAAAAATTGCGTTTTTTACTTCGAAGGCGTAATCAGTGGCCAAAGCAACTATGGTATCGCCAATTTCACAGTATTCATGGTTATTTGATGTAGCTAATAAATATCCAGCTTCAAAAAGAACGGCGGTATTTTTTAGCGCATCCAGTGGGTGCATGGAAAAGCCATTAAAAGTCAGAGTCGGTTTTGCCCTCATCTCATTAACTCCATCTATTTGGAATGAGAGCATAATAGAACCTGCTATAAATTATGGCAATAGCAAGTTCTATTTTTTTGGGTGATTTTTGTTACCTTATTGATATTTAATAAAAAATATTTCCTTTTTGATTCAAAGCAAAACTGAGTACCAGAATAAACGCCCGATAATATCAACCTTATCAATACTGGTTTCTTCATCTGGGTATTCGTCACTGTTGTAACTGCGGATAATCAATTTTCCACCTGGTCTTCTGTGTAGTTGTTTAATGCGCTTTAGTTGTCCGCCACAACCATCATCTTGTCCAATAGCATACAACTTACCATCGACAATTCTTTTGTTGTTGGTGTCAATAGCTACGGTCGTTCCATCAGGGATTATAGGCTCCATACTGTTACCAGTCGCCGGAAAACATAGCACTCCACTTCCGTCAGAGTTTGCGCCGATCCGACGAAGGGTAGCTTTTGAAAACCTAAGTTTTAATCCATTATGATCTTCGCTAATCACTTTCCCAGTACCACACGCAAACTCAATATCTTTAAGAAAAGGGACTTCAACCTCATCATCACTTAGAGGCGTGTGCTCATCCCACGACTCTATCTTCCCCCATTCGGATTTTGGTGGAATAGATGGTTTCTTGTTCTCTGCCCTCATAGAACCTACACCAGAACTTAACCATTCCGGTGTAACACCGAGAGCATTAGCGAGATCGACAATTTTCGTTGTTCCTCTTGCATTCCCCGATGCTATTCGCCAAATGGTCGGTTGAGCCATGTTTGCTGCCTTAGCCAACTGAGCTTGGCTCATTCCCATTTCGTACATTGCAAAGTTGAGCCTATCTGCAAGGGTTCTCAACATGCTCATTTGTGATTTCGACATAAATATAGCCTCCGCTATTACATTGTAGATGCGTTCTATAAGTGTGTCTATTGCATGGTGGAATAGGTGTTGCTATTA